AGAAATCTGCCCGGTATTAGCTGCCCATACCGTTAGTTGCCCCAGGTTATTGAGAGTCAAATACCCCATCGTTCCGCCCTGTTGTAGACACGTGATGAATATCTGTAACGGAGGACGAAAACCCGTCGGGAGTGTGAGTGCTATGGATGTGTTGGCGCCACCTTGCATATTTCCCCGCACGTAAACAATGTCCCCGATCTTGCGATATTGGGTGCCCTGCGAACTGGCGCCAGTATATGCCGACCAACTGTTTTGGAACACGGGGTTATACCAGACCGTTGGCACCAAGGCATTCAGTTGGTTAGCAACCGGTTGCCCAAATGCAACCGCGTCGATGTCATTTCCTGGTTGCGGTACGGTGATTGCCATTGCCTACTTCCAAACGCTAATGCCATCGGACCATTTAGCGGTACGGTTCCATTGGCCAGTTTGCTTTCCATCCCAACGTCCTTCATCCCAAATCGCATCATCCCAACCAGTACCGCCCATGGCACCATCCCACCGGTTGAATGCTTCAATTTGATCTAGTTCGAATTTACATTCCCAATCACTGGGTGTGATCGTGTGTTCCACTGATTGCACGTGCGATACCAGCGAATATCCCCAACCCTCCGTGGGATGGGTGTATCGCACCCGCACTAGATCGTTGAGAAATGCCATCAGCGTGAAGTAATACAAATTGGGATCAGCTTTGGATGGGCGGAACGTCACCGAATTCACCCGCATGACAGCGTCCGTATATCCATCCATGAAATCCTGTGATCGTTCCAACAGGTATTCAGGATGCGTATTGTCGTTCAGAAAGTCGAGACGCTGATACGTGCGAGGACCGTACTTCGATTGCGAGGTCTGATCGACAACCTGAAATGCACTCCCGCCCTGATTGGCCAATTGAATATCGTTTACGACCCGATCACGCGACCAGTCGGTAACGAACGATTGAAGATGGACAATGGGTGCACCAGAACGGGTGGGGATCACATCCACCAACGGAAGGGAACCATCATCGGGTGGGCATTCGGCGAGTAATTCCGCCTGCACGGTATTCCACCGGGAATTGGTCGATGCCCCATTACGATCCACGTAGACCAATCGGCCCAACCGATCAGCGTAGAAGAATCCACCTTCACTATCAGCGATCAATCCCATTTCATCCCGAACGGTCCGACCGTTGGCCAAAATGGTTTGCTGAATGTAGACACCCTGTTGCGTGAATAGGTTTTGCGGTAACCAACCAGCGGATGCGGACAGCATGGCCAACCGATCACCCGATAGGAACGTGGACGATTCTGATGTCACAGTGGCAACGGTGATATTGGCCAACAGGGAGGAAATGTCCACGCACGAAATCGAGGCAACCGCTTTGCCATCACGGGTGAAAGCATCGTTGATGGAATCGATGATTCCATAAAACAGTTCGTATTGGTTGGTAAACCCTGGTTCGTTAGCGGTGACTTTCACGAACCTTCCTGGTCGTAGTCCCCAGGGGTGACTGGTTGAGTAAACGAATTCACCATCGTTATTCGTGACTCCGATATTGCATGTTCCAACGTCGTATCGGCTGGTGAATCGTGAACGACCATAACGAGCGGTGAACGACTGCACATCGCACGTGACTTCATGCCATGTGGGTGGGGGATATGTGGCGTCCTGATCGATGATGGCAAACCCTTGCCATTGGACACCCCAATCGAAAGTCTGTCTAGAGGGATCACCCCAATATGGGTTGGCATCCAAATACACCCGAAAGTACGTGGACCCGGTGGTTGCTGTCATGGGAAACGAAATCTGTTCCCATTCGGACCTAGCAATTAGCGACGTTGCGTACGTAGTTCCCGCACCGTTGATTTGCACACCCAAACGGCGATACGCATAAGTCTTGCCTTCCATCACCCGTGCCTGAACCTGAATGATGTACCGATGCCCAGGGATAACCGTAAAGTCACGGCGGGTCCCATAGAAATTGCCATTATGGGAATCGGTAGCGGAAGCATTCGACACGCTGAATCGGCCGTAACTGGTTGTCCAGTTCACATCATTGAATGTGGCATTAGCTCCCTGAATGCGATATGTCCATCCCGTTGGTACACCTGATCCACCAGCAACGAAAGGGTATTCGGTACGGGTGCCGACACTCACGAAATCACCCGCACTACTCACAAACAGTTTGAGTTTGGCCCCATCGTCAAACCATCGCATTAGCCACTACTCACCCGTCGGCCGCTCACCCGTTCGAATTCGCTAATGGATTCAACTACCCGCCGTCCCACTTCCGCCGTTGCTGTCAACGCATAAACGTTGATGATGTATGTGGGTCCCCCGATATCACTCGTTGATGCCAACCTGTTTAGGGGCACAACCGCTTCCGGTCCCGCTTCACCAATCAGCGCAAGGGTGGGACGGTTCACGATGCCACCAGCGGCCAACCGTGGGGCACTCCATCCCTTTCCACCGATACCAGGCACCCAGGATGGAACGGTAAAACTGATTCGACCAATGGTGTTGTTCCATGCCGATTTGATGGCGTCGAATGCGGTTGTGAATGGATACTTAATGATGTTCGCAACGTTGGACAACCAGTTGTTAATTTGCCCAGGCAGTCGATAGAAGAAATCAGTTACCGTCGAAAAGGCATCCTTTGCCCACTGGGCACCCGATTTGAATGGTGCAGCGATGATGTTCCCGACATTCGATAGCCAGCCACCAATTAGCCCAGGCAGTCGGAAGAAGAAATCCCGAATGGTATCCCAGTTACGGGTAATGGCCAAAACCGCTAGACCGAATGGACCCGTGAGGATCGCCAATAGCAGGGGCCAATTGTCCCTGATCCAATCGAATACCCCCAACGCTGCATTCTTGATCGTGTCCCAGTTCTTGATAATCAGCGATGCAGCGATACCGAATGGACCCGTAAGGATCGCCAATAGCAATGGCCAATTGGTAGACACCCAATCCCATAGCCATTGCAGCGCACCCAGGATCGCACTTACCGCTGCATCGACGGCCGCACGGAACCAGTCGACTTTCGTATACAACAGAACGAATCCAGCAACCAGTGCAGCAACGGCCGCAATGATCAACCCAATTGGGTTGGCCAGCATCGCTGCATTGAAAGCCCACTGAATTCCCGTTGCGATTGTCGTCGCTGCATTCCATGCAGCTTGTGCTAGCGCCCACGCTTTCATTCCCAAAACGATTCCCGCAAGGATTCCCGCCAATGGGGCCAACCAACCGATATTGTTCTGAACGAACGTAAGGAATGGTTGGACCAGTGATATCAGCTTTTCGATCACCGGTAGCAGACTGTTCCCAATAGTGGTTTTCAGGTTCTCCATCTTGGCCGCAAGGATTGCCTGTTGCGATCCCAAATCACCGGAGTTCTCAGCGAATGCACCAGCCTGTTTCGCTGACTTTTCCAATATCAATTCCTGCGAGGCAATTGCCCTACCTGCATCGGTCACCTTCCCCGATGCATCCACGTAACCCTTTGCCATCGCACGCTGATCAATTTCCGCTTTCGATAGGACGATACCGTATTGCTTCAATCCCTTTGTCTGTCCGGTCATTGCCTTATCGAATTGCGCCATCGCATCCTGTGCGTCCCCGCCATAAATGGCAGCTAGGTCCGCTGCACGTTGCGACAACACTTCCGTTGACTTCGCTGCATCATCCGCACCAATACCCACCGATGTCATCAGGGCACCCGATTGGGCCGCCATTGCCTGATAATCCTGTGCCGACAAACCCATTTTGTCCGCAACGGTTTGTGAGAAATCGATAACCGATTTGCTCGCACCCCCAAACACGTTCTGGACTTTGTCCATCGCTTCATCCGCTTCGGCGGCGGAATCCACTGATGCCTTACCGAATGCAACGACCGCACCAACCGCTAGACCGGTGGCAACGGATTTCCCGATGCCAACCATTTTGTCTTTCATCGTTTTGGTTTCGGTGCCGACCTTATCGACGGCCGTTAGTGCGTCCTTTACGTCACCAACGATCTTTAGGACGAATTCCCGACTAGCTCCACCCAGTGCCATTATCGTTCCTTATGGTCCCACGGTTGCATCGCAACGTCGACTGCATCCGCCCATTGGGCATTGAAGCGATCCGCATTTTCCCTTGCGGTTGGGAACAGCCAATATCCCCGTTTGCCCTGATAGGGAGGGAACTGCATTGTTTCCGGTCTGCCTTGTCCGCCGAATTCGGCACCGAAAAACAATGGGGAATCGTTGGTGATTTTGGCACCCAGTTCGTCCGCTGTAGCAGCTAGGTCCCGTGCGGCCAATGCCATTTGCGGTTCACCTGCGGCCGCTTGCGCTAGCGACACCCAATCACGTGCGATGTTAATGGCGGTTTCAGCCATCGTTTTAGGGAACCGTTGTTCGATATCCTTTATCGCATTCTGGAATTCGGGATATCCCCGCAATTCCATTTCTGGATCGGACATCGAATCACCTTCGTTTAGCGGCCGCTTTCCGCCGTTCCTTTGCCATGTCGGTCATGACATCAACCATTGCCTTGTGTTCCGCAACAGTTAGTTCCCGATACTCATTGGGGGACAGCCGCCAGAAATACCAGAAATAAGCGCGGTTCTTTAGGTCTGACTGTTGCTGTCCCCGGATGAAGGGTCCTCGTTATCTTCATCCATTAGTTCACTGAATTTCTTGATATCGTACATTCGGGTGGTCGATTTGAAACCCTCCCAATTGATATTGGGATCATCCCGCTTGTACGTCATGAACATGACTGCACCAGCCAATTGCATTGGGTCACTATCACTGAATGACTGTCCCCCCAACAGTTCCTTTGTCATCCATTCGACTTCACCCAACGTCAATTCATCAAAGGGAGTCATGCAGCAACCGTTTCGGAATCCTCAACGGGGGCGGCCGTTGTCGTAGGCGATTCATGCGTGTGGGTGCGGGCACCCAGAACCGTCACCAGCGTCCCGTCGTCCCGAGTGATTTCTCCGATGACTTCCATATCAATGGTGAATGACGTTGGTTCGTTGATACCAGCATCAACGATGGGGATAGCGGGAATACGAACCTTCCCGGACCAAACCGGGTTATCGGCCGCTGCGGGATCGGTCGTATAGCTGAATTCGAATGGCACGACGGTTCCCGGACCACCAAGGGTGATGAATGCCTGATCCAATGAATCGGTACCCAGCGACATTTTCAGGTCAAGTGAAAGGGTGTATGCGAATCCGTCGGGATCGCAGAACGTAGCCAAATCATCGTCCGGTTCCCCAGTAAGGTGAATGCCATTCGAAAAGCAAACGAATTCGATTGCCACAGTAGCGGGGGGACCCGTAGTCGTTTCACCGAGCGTAATATGCGGATCGGTAAGCCTCACAGGCTTTGGGGTAGCCATTGTCAAACTCCCATTTCAGTAATCAGATTGATGGATGAAGCTAGATAAACGACCCCACCCAGTGAAATGGGGTACGGCGAATTCACGTCACGCAACGTGATTCGGTTGCGTTTGAGAACGACCAGGATTTCACCAACCATGGATTCGATAATCCCGTACTGTCCCCCTGGTTCGATTCGTTGGGCAACAACGATCAATTGCAGCAGGGTAGTGAAATCACAGAACGTGGTATTGAGCATCCATGGGTTAGCCCAGGCAACATAAACAGCGGGGGGAGTAATGGAATCGGGAATCGCATCGCTGACGGTGATCGAATCGTCCAGATTGTCCCGCATCAATTGCGTGATTTGTCCCCGAAACGATGTGAGTCCCAGGACGTCACTGTCAATGGTTGTCACGCCACACCCCAACCATTCAGGGAGTCGTAATAGGGAATCAGGAGTGAGTCGTATCGATTCAGCAAATCCCGTGCGATTCGAATCATTCCCGTTTCACCAGAGCCAATCACCCCAAACGTAGCGTCCGGTTGTTTCCACAAATCGACTGCGAGTGAAAGGGCCACGAGGGAAATGGTGGACGGAACCGGGGACATCGAGTCAATTCGGCCCACCCAATTATTAAGTTGATCTTCGGCCGCCTGGCAACACAGGGTGAGTTTCGGTTCCTGGTCGGGAGTCAAATTCGGTTTCCCGATTTGCCTGGCTAACTGGGCTTCGGTTACGTAGGTGGGCATTTTACGTCCTTAACAAGTGAGTGTCCCCGGTCCGACGTTGGGGTGCCAGACCGGGGACAACATCACCCTTGCCTGATGCGGGCGACGTCAGGAAGGTTGCGTTTCCTGATCCGGTGGGGGAGTAACCGGATTCGGTTGGATATCCGGTTGATCGGGATCAGGTTGCGGTTCCTGGTCGGGTGAATCCGGGTCACGGGTTTCGGTATCGTCGTTTGTCACGCCGAATTCACCAATCTGTGCTTGCTCACGGTTGAAAGCTGTCATGTCCTATTCCTCCCCGGTTGCGGTAACGGTGAATATGGACGGGTTGGATTCCTCGCCACCCGCACCACCGTTACGAACGGTGAATGAATGTGGTCCCGCAACCAGCGGGTCATAACTAGCGGTCAGACTGGTTGCGGATACAAACGTCGTAGCCTTTGCGACCTGGTCCACTTCAACCACCGAACCGGAAAGGAAATTCGTTACCGTAACGGTGACTGTTACCGGACCAGAACCAGCAACGGCCGTATTCGGCGCAAGTGAAGTAATCGACGGATCGGGAACCGTAGGGGGACGCAGAATATCCGGCGGATATGACTGGTCGTAGTATCCCCGAATATCAGTCACGGAGCGGCCGCCCAGGTGACCTTTACGACACCCTCACGCAACGGGGTGGTGGCATTCTCCGTGGTAATCGGGGAATATGAACCCAGGTACGTTGCAACCGCAACCTGGCGACCATAAACCGACGGTTCGAAAGCCTGCATGAGCGGGAGCGGCCGTTCGTAGATTTCCAACCCGAATGAGTTTCCAACGTAGAAATCGTCACCATCAATAGCGGGCGAAACCACAACGTTGGCACCACCCAGGGTGGTACGGAAATCAGTAACGTTCCCAGTGCCCAGCGCATTCGAAGGATTCACGGGCGGGAACAGGGGACGATTGGCAAGATCGGTAAGACCCATCATGCGTCCCCACGCATCGGGACCCATTGCTACCCATTCAATCGGCCGACCAGTATTGCGAATGATCAGCGTGGCCGCTTCACCCAATGCAGCCATGAGGTTATCGTCGGTAACTGCAACGGTTGCGGTTGATGCGGCCAAAAGGGAAACGACCCAAACCTCCGAATACTGTTCAATTCGGTGGTTCATTTGGGTAACCACCATGTCAAGCGAACCAGCGAGCATTTCAACGAGAATTTCGCTGACGTTGATATACCCGCCGATTCGGGCCATGGTCACCATTTCATTCAGAATGTCCCATGCCTTGGATGGCATTTCCTGCTTTTCCTTTTGAACCACACCAACGCCGGTTGCGATATTCGGGTCAACCAAACGGGGACGATAAAAGCTGAGTGCAGGGGCAGGACGAACACCCAGTGCGCTAAACAGCGGACGCCCTTGCGGGGAGGGATCGAGAACAGGACCGACATTCGGAACAGAAACCAACCCATTGAAGCCACCAGCGACGGGAACGGTATTCGCCTTATCGAATCCCATATGTTCCGCTGCACGTGACATATAGCGACCCATCCGCAATTGCGAATCGGGATCGTCCTGACGGTGAATCAGGTCCCACATCAGTTCTCCAGCGGAACGATATGAAAAGTCCTTAGCAACGATGGACGGGTCGAGGGACTTGATTCGGTTCTTTGCAGAATCGGCCAATTCGAGGTTCTGAGTAAGCTGATCGATTTGCCCATT